CGCTCGTGGCGGTCTTGCCGAACTTCGCCGCCGCGGCCTCGCTTTTGAGGATGTTCGCGATGTAGTCGGCGATCTCCGCCTTCAGCGTGACCTTGACGGTCCTGTTCTCGTTAGCCATCGGCGGAGCTCCTTGCGTTGGTGGTGCTAGATGTCGAGCTCCCTCGGTCGGAAGCTGTACGGCGTGAACGACTCGTCCGGGTCGTCGTAGGGGAAGTGGTCGACCGCGATCGGTGACCAGGCGCGCCCATGGCGCTCGTCACCCTCGGGTAGATCAGCTGCGGCGCGCTCGGCGGCCTCGCAGACGTAGCACTTCACCCATTGCGTCTGCACGTAGCCGCTGATCGAGCCGGAGAACGCCTTCTCGACGGAGTGGCCGCAGCGGTGCAGGTTGCGTTTGTAGATGGTGTGGGCCACGGCGAGCTCACGATTCTTCGAGTCCTGCCACGTGCCCGCACCAGCACGGATGACGGAGACCGGAACGCCGATTGCCTCGGCGGTCGCGAGCTCGTCAAGCACGTGCTGGTACGAGCCCCACGTCAGGACTCTTGCGAGAAAGGGGCGTCGACCTCACCCTGCGCAAGACCTAGGTACGCGTCCATCAGGAGCTTCGACTGGCCGTTGCCGATCTTGTCGAGGAACTTCCCCCACCGGGCGAGCGTCCACTTCGACACGTCGACGACCGTCTCGGTGCCGGGCTGCACGACGACGAACTCGATGATCGCGGCGTGCATCAGCCGAAGGCCGGTGTCGTCGATGTTCTGGTCTTTGGACTTCTTCGCCCCGGCGGAGCGGAGTCGCGCCTGCGTGCTCTTGTCGGGCTGCTTGAAGCTCACTCGGGCGCGGTGCTGACCGTACTCGGTGGCGATCGCGTCGGACCGGGCCGCGAGCTCGGCGATCGTCGCCTGCAGCTGCTCGAACAGCGTGCGGTCGGCATCGTCGCCGGCGCCCGCGAGCGTCTCCATCGGGTCGGTCGCATCGGGGTCGACGTCGGGGAGCCGGTCGGCGAGGCGCTGCAGCTGCTCGACGGCCGCTTTCAGTTCCTCCTGCGCGATCGAGTAGTCCTTGAGCAGGTCGCCGCGGGTGTTCACCGTCTGGGTGCGGTGCGTGGGCTCGATGCCGTCGATCCACCCGTCGAGGTCGAAGTCTTGGACGCGGTTGAGCTCGTCTTGTGTTTCCTGCATGTCAATCTCCTGCGTGAGTTTGTTGCTGCGTGAGAAATGGAAAACCGCCGGGGTGGGCACGCAGCACCCACCCCGGCGGGGTCTTCGTTACGCCCCGGCCTTGACGGTCTGGCTCGTGTCCGTGCCCGAGCCGACCTGGTAGGTGACGTGGAACGACGACACCTCGGCGTCCTGACGCATGTACGGAGTGCCGGTCGTCAGGTCGTACACCTCGATGTCGTCGAGGGCCTCCCAGTCCTCATTGGCGTACTTGGTGGGCATCTGGCGGAGCACGCCCCAGAACTCGATGCCCGGGCCGGTGTGAGCGGCCCACGCCTCGTCGTTCGCCTCGACGGTGTCGCGGAGGTAGTTGATCGACGCCTCGAGGGTCGGGTCGTCGGGGATGTTGACCACGTTGCGAGCACCGATCGGGGTGCCGACGACGGAGTTCTCGCCGGTGACGCCGAGAACGAAGCCGTCGACGAGCGCGTAGTCCGACGGGTTCCACGTCGCCGCGGCGAGCACCGTGACGCTGATCGCGTCCGCGGAGACCGCCGACGCCTTGGGGATGAGAGCCAGCTTCCTGCGGCCCTTAGAGAGTGTTGCTGCCATGACTGGCTCCTTCGGTTGTCGATGCCTTGACCGGAGTGGTCTTCGGCGCTTTGGGCGGCTTCTTGCCGACCGTTTTGCCGCCGGCGGGTTTGCCGTCGACCAGCTCCAGATCCGGGTAGATCCGGAGCCAGGATTTGGGAGCGAGTTGCTTGAGCCCGGTCGACTTGGACCGGACCTGCACTCGCTCGTTTCGTGAATCGCTCATCAGTGCCTCCCGGCGTGAGAAGAGCCCCGCGAGGTGCGAGGCTCAGGCTTCGAAACCGCCGACGTGGAACTGGTCGACGCCGTACAGGATGACCCGGTCGGGGACCGAGTAGTCCGGCCCCTCGAGTCGCGAGATCGGGTGCTCGACCTGGCCGTACTCGTACCCGTCGACGGCGGGCACGAGGTTCTTTAGCGCCGCGGCCACTCGCTTCTGGCGCCAGTCGACCTCCGCCCGTGTCGTGCCGAACGAGTGCACCGTGAAAGTGACGTCGACCTGGTCCTTGCCGGCGGCGAGGGTGACGACGTCGTGCTTCGGCCGAGGGCAGTAGAGCACCACGTACTTGTTCGGCGTTCCCACCCGGATCGCGTCGAAGATCGGTTCCGATGAAGGGAACGAGCCGACGAGCTGCGCGTACACCCAGTCGGCGAGCTCGGCGCTCACAGGATGTCTCCGGCGATCTTGGACAGCGCCGCTTCCGCCCGAGGGAGCTCCTCGTCGAAGGCCGGCTGCAGGTGGGGGATCGGTGCCTGGTCGACGCCGCCGTACTCGAGGAAGTGCCCGAGCGGGCCTTGCCGCTTGTTGTTGTCCGGCCCGACCACGACAGTCATCCCGCGGTCCTCCTGGGCGAACGTGATCGAAGACGGGTAGTGCGGCACCGCGGACTTCTTGGACAGCGCGCCGGCGATGATCTCGCGAGCTCGAGCCTTGATGTTGATGCCGCCCTTGAACAACGACGCGCGCACCTCTTTCGGCTTGAGGAGCACTGCACGGCCGAGGTCCTTCGACAGCATGGTGATCTGCGAAGTGTCGATTCCTGACTTGCTCATCTGCTGTCCACCTCCACGATCTGCATTCGTCGCGCCGTCAGCCGCGAGCCCTTCGCCAGCGCCGTGACGACGAACTCGACGCCGACGAGCTCGGGGTCGAGCTCCGAGTAGTCGACCGTGAAGAGGTCGCCGATCTTCCAGACACCGGATCTCACGGGCGCGGCGAGCACGAGGCCCTCCACCGAGAGGCCAGTCCCGGTCAGGCGCACCGACGAGCCGTCTCGCACGGCGCACTTCCCGGTGTAGAACGTCTCGTAGGTCGGGACGTCCGCGCCGAGCTCGTCGTCGAAGATGGATCCGGTGACGCGGCGGCCGCGGCCGCGGTCGAGCATCACCGACTCGGCCTCTCGCTGGGCGAGTCGGACATCAGTACCCACGCCCGTCATAGAGACCCACCGGCCTTCCCGATCCCTCGACCGGCGAGGTCGTGATGGGGTTCCTCGTCGTCATGCCGCGCGAGAACTGGATCGACGACAGCCCGCCGGTTTGTCCCGGACGGAACGAGCGCAGCGTGAACAGCTGTGACTCGCTGAAGATGTCGCCGGCCTCCCAGCGACGTGTGACTTCCTCGACGGTGACGGAGGTCTTGCCGTCGACGCGTGCCCACGTCTCGACGGCGACCATGAGCACGATCGCCGAGACGTTGGCCGGCGCCGTGGCGAGTTCCCAGGTCGGCTGTCGGGCCTCGCCGCGGGCGAGGTCCGATATGACGCCGATGATCGTCGTCGCGCGCTGCTCGTCGGGCGAGTCCGCGTCGAAATCTCCGAGACCCAGCCAGCCGGCGAGGGTCGATGCTTCTGCCAGGGGAGAGCCCATGACCAATACCTCCACTGAAAGGCCCCGCCCGCCCGATGAGGGGCGAGCGGGGCCTTTCGATCGTTGGGTTAGACGCCGGTGGCGGTGACGGCGGGGGCCGTCCCGCCGGTGAGCGCGGTGGCCGAGACGGCGAGCACGAGGCGCTCGTCGAACTTGACCACCTTGGCCGTCGCCGTGCCGGTGACCTTTGCGCCGGCGACGCCGTCGAGCTCGTTGATCGCCGCAGCGATCACCGCGTTCGAGGCGTTGAAGGGCAGCGCGTCCGTCGGAACGCCGTCCACGCTGAGCGTGTAGGTGCCGCCGGTCGGGGCGCCGGAGATGGCGAGGTTGAAGGTCGCCTTCTCCGCGGTGACGCCGGCTCCGAAGGTGACCTTGATCGCGCGCACGAACTCGAGCAGGGGCTCGTCGTCGGCGTCGAGCAGGATGAGTCCGGTGTCGGGGTCGGTCTGCGGGTCGGTGACCGTCGTGGCACCGGTGAAGGCGTGCACGACCGAGCGGTCCTTCATCAGGCTGCCGTCGTAGTCCCACACCTGGGTCACGGACAGTCCCTGGCCGGCCGCGACACCGCCGCCCTTCGCGCCCTGGGGCACGACGGGCGCGACTGCGGCGATCGCCACGGCCGTCTCGTGGACGAAGTAGGACTCGTCCTCGCCGAGCGCGTCGAGCTCGATGATGACGAAGCCGCCGAGCTTGCCCACCACACCGTCGCGCAGTGCCTCGGGAAGGCCGGACACGTCGACGTCGAGCAGCTTGTCGTGTCCCGCGATGGCCTCGGAGACGTTCGCGCCCACGAGCCAGTAGCGGCCGCTGGTCGGGACGTGCTGCTTCTGGAACAGTGCCCGGGCGCGCACCGCGACCTTGCGCGGGTCGGATTCCGTGGCCGAGGCCGACGCCGGGTTGAACGTCACGCCGAGCACGAAGAGAGCCGTGCGGAGCGGCGCGATGACCGCGTCTTCGAACCACTCGAGGAGCGCGCGCACCTGGGGCACCTGCACGTCCTTGATGTAGTTCACCTCATCGAGGGTCGCCTCCTCGGATGAGAGGGCGACCGCGCTGTACGGGTGCTGGTTGAGCTTGACCTGGATGGTGGTGTTCACCAGGTTGTCGACGACGATGGCGTTGTTGTTGCGCCATCCCTTGTCGCGAGCCCGCAGGATCGGGGGGCGCTTGACGTTGACGACGTCGCCCTCGGCTCCCTTGAAGTCGGTGATGCCGAAACGGTGGACGAAGAGCGCGGGCGCCTTCACCTCACGGGTGAGCAGGATGAGCGCCGCTGCGGCGATCTTCTTGCCCTTTACGAAAATGTTGTCCGCCATGGCGAACTCCCTTCAGAGTGATTTGCCCGCGCCGGATGGCGAGGGACGGGTCTAGCGCCCGGTGGCGGCCTTGACGAGGTCAGCGGCCGACAGGTCGGGTTCTTCGTTGGGCTTCGACCCGCCGCGAGGCTTGGGCTTCGGCTGGCGGGTCTCTTTCTTGTCTTCCTTGTCGTCCGGGTAGAAGCGGTCGAGGAGCTTCGCGGCGTCCTCGAGCAGCTCTTCCTCGGTCGAGCCTCGGAGACGGTCGGCGAGGTCCTCGTCGAGTCCGGTGCGGATGGCGACACGCATGCGGAGGTTCTCCGCCTGCACTTTCGCCGTCTGCCCGTTGACCTTCGGGGTCGCCTTGGTCGTCTTCGCGGCCTTCAGCTCGCGACGCAGACGGTCGATCGTCTTCCGAGCGCGTTTCGAATCGAACTCGCCCTCGAAATCCTTCTCGTCGTCCTTGTCGTCATCGCCGCTGTCGTCGTCGTCGTCGTCCGAGCCCTGCTCGTCGTCGTCTTCGTCGGATTCGGCGTCGTCTCCGGCGTCCTCGTCCTCGTCAGCGTCGCCTTCGTCCTTGCCGAGCATCTGCTGCTCGGTCTGGGTGTGCCATCCGCCGAAGATCGGCGGCACGAACATGGGCACGTTCTCGTCACTCTGTGACATGGTTCCCTCCTAGGGTTCTCCCGGCCGCCTCGGCCGGGGAGTCTGTTAGGCGACGAAGTCGCCGGGTTTCGTGGTGCGCAGGAAGCCGTCGATCTGCGATGCCGTTTTCGCCAGAGCGTCATGGCCCTCGAACCGGTCGGTCGACTGATACAGCACCTGGTACCAATCCATCTGCTCGAGGTAGCCGGCGGGCCACGCGCTCATATCGAACGCCGGGAACGCCGTGCACTGGCAGCTGTCGTGGTACGCCTCGCCGATCTCCTGCGATCGGCGCTTGTGAACGCCCTGCGCCTGGCCGCCGCTCTTGCCCTTGGTGAGCTCGACGTCCATGCCGCGGCCGCCGGTTCCGATCGCCGTCTCGAACGAGTCGTACCGATTGAGGGCCATCACGACACAGAAGCCGCACGGGTTGGGCCCCGTCTTCCGCGCCCACCCCCACGCCCGGGAGTCGAACATGCTCGTATCTGCGACCAGGTCGCGCGCGCCCGCGTTCGCGGTGCGGACGGCCACGCCGGTCGTCTTGGCGAACACGGTCTTGGCGACATCCGGCATCAGAGTGCCAGTGCTCATCAGGTGCTTCGCCTGCCACGGCCCCACCATGGTCAGGCTCCGGGCGAGCGGCGCCGGCGCGAAGGAAGGCAGCACGAACTCGAACTTCGACTTGACGCCCGACGCCTTCCGGTACTGCGAGTAGAACTCCGTCCCCAGATCGGACATCTCCGCGTGGCCATCGCGCGCGATCGCCACGGCGGCGGTGCGCCATCCCGGGGCGGATGCGTCGACCCGGCTCAGTGCCAGGGCCGGGAAGGCCTCGGCGAGCAGTCCGGTCAGCCGGCGGCGGATCGCCCGCTGTTCGCGGTCGTACTCCGCCTCGAGCGAATCAAGCGTCGCCATCGGAGGCCGCCTCGAGCATGAGCCCGTACGGGTCCTTCGCGAGCATCTCCTTCCATGCCTTGATCCGCTCTGGCGACACCGAGGGAATCATGTCCCACAGGCCCTCCTTCGGGATGCCCAGCTGCGAGGCGAGTTTGCCGAGTGCGTCGGCGACCTGCGACAGCGAGCGGATCTCCGAGTCCCGCCAGACGCCGGTGCCCGCGTAGTCGTCCCATGCGCCGGGGATGCCGGCGAGCGACCCGGACAGCCGGAAGTACTGGCCGGTGGACTCGTTGAAGCTGCCTTCGTAGTCGTGCACCTTCCGCTGCGTCGACGCCTCCTCTGCCGCCTGCGCCTCGGCGCCGTCGGCGTTGTTGGACTGCGAGCCGACGATGGCCTTCTGGCTGATCTGCGCGACGCTCGCGAGGTCCTGCTTCGAGGCCCGGCCGGCCTCGATGTAGCCGCTCAGGTCGCCGCCGGGGAGAGTGCCCATGCGTGCCTCGGGGTTCTCTGCGATGAGCAAGCGGTCCTGCGACAGCATCAGCTTCTTCTTCGCGGCTTCGGCGTCGGTCGCCGGCGCCTCCATGCCGGTGATGTATCGGATCTGCCAGGACGAGAAGGTCTGGGCCATGAGCAGGTCCAGCTTCGACTGGTCGACAGATGCCTGGATCGGGATGAGAGGCTCGACCTCGCCTGTCACCTCGCCCTCGTCATCGACCTCACCGGTCCAGCGGATGATGGGCGTGATACCGGCGCCGTGCGCCACCTCGTCCATGTACGTCGGCTCTTCGCCGTCGGGGCCGATCTGCAGCCGGTAGGTCACTCCCTCGTCGACGACGTTGAAATGGCGATGCGTACGGTCGGCGTACTCGGTGTACGCGCCGTACATCGGCCACTCGTCGGCCTCGGGATCCTGGTAGACCGTGATCATGTTCTTGCCGGAGAACAGCTTCGTCACCGGCACCGGCTCGCCGGGCAGGACGAGCGCGTAGGAGACACCTCCGGTGAACGCGGCACGGTAGAGACGCTTCTGACGCATGCCCATGCGGTTCACCTGCCAGATGTTCCAGAGCAGGTCGTGATTCGTCTCGATGCCGGGGGAGTAGTCGATGAGCTCCGTGGACTGGCCGAGGATCCGCACCACCAGCCCGATCAGCGGCACCGGCGACTTCGCGAGGAGCGCGTCGTATTCGTCGCTGGCCTCGTCCGGCTTGTACGGGGGCACGTGCTTGCCCTTCGCCCAGTCGCGGAAGACGATCTGGCGATCGCGCTCCTTTTTCCACTGCGGGATCAGAGACTCGATCGCGAGCTCCAAGACGTCCTTCTTCTTCACCGGGATCTCCTTACCAAACAGTTCCTGATTTCCGTTTTCCGGCCAGGTTCAAAATGAGCACCCAGAGCATCCGCGCGCCGACTGCGCACACGGCGAGGTCGATCTTGCGGGGGGACTCGGGGCCGTCCTTCATCAGCGAGACGCCGTGCTGCGTCGGGAACCGACGTGCGTTCTTCACATGGCGTGCGAGCTCGGGGTTGCCGTCGTGAAGCAGGTCGCCGTTGTCGACGTCCTCGACGAAGCGCTCGGCGGCCTCGACGAACTTCTTGCCCTCGCCGTGCCGGTTCGACATGTCGAACGAGACGGCGTGCTTTCCGGGCTGGGCCCAGACGAGCAGCTGCTTGCCGAAGTCGCGGTGCCACTCGTCGACGAGCGGCTGCCAGTAACGATCGAGGGTGCCGTCCTCGCGGGTGTGCGAGGGATCGGCGAAGAACGCCACGACCTTGTACTGCTTCATCACTGCCCGCACTCGCTGATTCACGAGCGCCCGCGGCGACGTCCAGGTGCCGCGGCGTTTCAGCGGCGGCGCCTGCCAGAGGCCGAGAGTCACCACGAGCCCGTCCGAGACGCGCACGCCCACCAGGGCAGTCGCGTCGTCCGACTTCGAGCCGTCGAAGAACATCACGATCTCGTCGCGGTCCTTCAGCGGCAGCTCGGGGCGAGCGAGCGGATCCCACTGCAGGGGGTTGATGAACGACTCCTCGTTCGCGGTGATCTGGTTGTACCAGAACCGCCGTGACTCAGACGGGGCCTTCCGCGGATCCTCAACCGACTTCCGGATCCGCTTCACGTTCAGCCACACCGAGTCGCCGCGCACCGACTCGACGACCTTCTCGATGACGTCGGGGTCGTCGTCGTCGATGAGGGGCGCTTCCGGGTTCGCCTCGAGCGAGTCGTACATCACGCCCTGCAGCAGCACCTCGCCTGGCCTCGCCTGCGCGAGCTCGTAGGCGTTGCGCGTGCGCTCGAGCAGCGAATCGCCACCGGGCTCGAACGCGTTCGACAGCTGCAGGATGCGGGAGGCGCCCTCGTTCGACTTCGCCGAGTTGCGCTCGAGGACGGCGTACATCGCCAGCCCGTTGTTGTTCGCCTTCCAGAGGTGGGTTTCGTTGGCGAGGGTCGCTGTCGGCCGGCCTCCTTCCAGCGGATCGGGGTTCGAGGTGAGCGCCTGCAGGTACTGCTGGTCGCCGTGCGCGTAGATCTGCTCCTTGCCGATCGCGAGACCGTACTCGGCCTTCGCGTCGTCGGTGAACAGCCGCGGGAACAGCCGCATCGTGTTGGCGGTCTGCTTTTGCGTGACCGCGAGCACCTGCACCCACGCGTCCGGCTCGTCGACCACTTTCGGCTTGCCGCGGTGCCACCCGTCGAACCGTGAAGGTCCGACGAGCTCGTTGGCGCAGTAGACCGCGCCCCACGGGTCCTTGCCATGGCCCTTCAACCGCTGGATGATCCCCTCTCGGTCGAAGATGAACGAGCCCTGGTCGTCGACGGCGTACCACCACAGCCACATCCGTGCCTGCTCGGCAGTGAAGCGCCAGGGCAGGCCGCGCTTGAGCTGCAGGCGCTGGCCGGCCCACGCCATCGACTCCCACCCCAACGACCGCTGCGGCAAAGCGAAGCGCCCCTTCTCGTCGGTCTCCCAAGTCGGGCCCAGGTGAACGGGCGGGTACTTGAACTCCGGCGGGCGGTGCGGCTCGTTGAGCAGCTCTCGGTAGTAGCGGATGATCTCCGGAGCGTCGTCGTGAGCGGTGGCCTGGCGCCTAAGCGCCACGCGCCCACCGCGCGTTCGCGGCAGCCTGGCCGTGCGCCGACTTCGGCGACTGCGGACGGTCGTCCGTAGCCTCCGGGAGCTTCAAGGCCTTCACCAGAGACATCATCGACGCGTTGTGCTGGCGAATCTCGCCGTACACCGGGTTCATGATGTCCTGGCCGGTCGATCCCTTCACCGTCTGAGGCGCGGTCTTCGCGAACTTGTTCAGACGATCCATCTGGTCTGCCACCATGCACGCCTGCTCGAGCAGCATCTCCTCGTGGACCGCGAGGTCGAAATCCTTCTGGATCTTGCGCCAGAACGCGGCGCCTTTGCGGCCCAAACCTGCCGGCGGTGGTGTGACAGCCATCTGAGCCTCCTAGACCCTCGGATCGACCCTGCCGACCCGAAAAAAACGAGAAAAAATGCATGCCCATCCGTGTTTGCTAGGCCCGTCGGCCTTCTCGACGCCAAAAGGGGGACCCCCCCACCCTTTTCACAGACTTCTCACAGAAATCAGGGGTGTGCGAGCCCTCGGGGTCGGCGCTCCGATCGGGGCGCTCTTCGCGGCTTGTACGCAGTGTGAGCTTGAGGTGAGCGCCGCTACCGGTGGAGACGCCGCGCTATCGCCTTGTCGGTTGCCGCAGCGCCGCGGATGCCGGGATGCTGCTCCGTCGGGCGCTTCTTCGCAGCCACGTACTTCGCATACTGTGCGGCCTTGGCCTGCCTCGCTGTCTCGCCGGCGTGGTGAGGCGTGCAGATCCACATCAGAACCTCGAGGCGATGGTCGAACTTCCGGCCCGTGTGGTGTAGTTCGCTGCCCTTGTCGGCGCATCTCACGCCGGCCTTGTCGCGGAACTCGCAGACATCGCCGGCACGCGCCTTGGCCTGCTTGCGTAGAGCAGCCCAGTTCGGAGGCAGCTCGTCCTTGCGGTGAGACGTGGACCATGCCATCGCGTTCCCCTCGCTGGTGGATACCGGTCGGTGGGCGATGGTGACTCGGCCCTGTGTCTAGCGGGCGAGGATGCATCCTTGTTGGTGTCGCCCGTAGAGGACGCCGCACACCGCACACGGACCAAGCTCGATGTAGTTGTGGCAGTCGATCTCGTGCGTCCGGCCCAGCTCGCACGCACGGTTGCACGGGCCGTTGATTCCACTAACCACGCTCACCGCTATCGAGCGCATTCACGATGGCCGCGAACACGTGATCCTTCGAGCGCTGCTCGGGCGGAAGGCTGTCGTACTCGATGAGGCACGGATGCGTCTCCGCATCAACGTCCTTGACCTCGCCCCACACCCAACCGTCGGCGACCTTGAACGCACACCAGGATTCGTGAAGCTGCTCGGCCGTCTCACCGTCAAGGGCCTTCTGCACCCCTTCGATCGCGGACGCTCGCTGCCAGTCGGCCGCGTCATCCCAGACGGGAGACGGCGCCGGGTCGTTGGTGACGAGCTGGATGGCCCGGTTGGCCTCGTGGCAGACCTGAGCGATCGATGCGATGTCCATAGTGTGGCGCCCTTCGTTAGCGGTACTGAGTGCTGCTCGATAAGCTCGCGATCATGAAGACCACTGCTGCTGCCGTCGCCCTGCTCGCCCTCGTCTTGCTGACAGGGTGTGCCGCCGCGGCGCCCGAGGTGGTCGACAGCCCGGCCCCGGCCGTAGTCGAGGAGACGCCAGAACCGGAAGCCGAGTACGAGCTGCCGGCACGCGCCGAGATGGACGAGTTCACCCGCTCCGTGGCTAAGGCGTACTACCTCGACGGGGTGAAGGAAGCGGTGCCCGGCGTGGTCTACTCGGACGAAGCGCTGATCGAAGCCGGTGATGCGACGTGCGACACGATGGACCGCGGGGACTCGATGGAGTCTGTGTTCATGGTTCTCGCCGGGTTCCTGCCCGACCTTCCCGACCTCGAGTCCGTGGCGATGATCGGCGGCATGGCGTCGGGCACACTGTGCCCTGAGCACGCCGGCTACGCGAGCAACTAACGCTCGGGCAAACGACGAAGGCCCCGCCGAAGCGAGGCCTGAGAGTTTCCGGGTGTGCGATACGACAACCTAGGAACAGACTTTCCATTCATTTCCGACAAACGCCGCGCATTGAACTCGGCGTGTCGGTTTCTGACTGCGGATGATGTCTCCGATACGGGCCCGTGTGCGCCCCTCGGCCGGGCCCACACGGGCGGTCAGGGCTAGCTGAGGGCCGACGCTGAGCGGATCTGCTCGATAACGGATTCGGGTAGCGTGCGGAGTCCGAGCGCGCCCTTCCATGGGATCGGCTCGGTGAGCGCGCGTGGGCTCGACATCTCGAGGTGCTTCTCGGCACGCGTTGCCCATGGCGAGCAGAACCCCGGGCCCCGGTCGGTCATCCGCTCTCCCGGCCCCCAACACATCGGTGTCTGGCCGTTCGAGATGCTGTTGTGCACGCCGACGAGGTCGACGACGCCGATGATCGCGCCGCGCACGTAGCGCGGGTCGGTCTCTTCGATCGTGTCAGCGCCCCACACCTGTGAGTCGTCGGCCGGGTAGCCCTGATCCTCGGCCGTGATGGCCCGTCGTATCTCCCAACTCTGATCGCTGTCGTCAGCGCTCTGGTCGAACCCGAGGCCGGCGTGAATCGCGACGGGGCCGCGATAGTCGCCTGCGAGGTTGCGCACCCGGTTCTCAACGTCCTTGCCGCCGTGGATGATCGCCCATGCCCACGGCTGCTTCACGGTAAGGACTCTCACGCGCTCACCGCCTCGGGCTGTTCGGCGGCTGCAGCTGCGTCGCGGGCCTTCTTTACTCGGGATCCGACGTACGACTTCGAGCGCCCGAGACGATCGGCGATCGCCTGCATCGACAACCGCTCGGGTCCGTCGGCCAGGGCGAGCAGCTCGGCGTCGGTGGGCACTGGAAGGTCCGAGCGCTTCGGCTCAGCCTCGACAGCAACGACGGGACTCGGCGAGCGCTGTGGTTCTTCGGCGAGCGCCGTGTTGGTCTGGTTGCTGTGGTTGGAGGGGATTGTGGCGATGTGGATGACGATGAATAGCGTGAGTGCGGGGACGGTGTTGACGGCGATCGCGAGCGGGATGGGTACGGTGATGCGTCGTGCCGGCAGGGCGGTGACGTGGAAGGCGTTGCCGAGGATGTTGGTGATCGACCAGAAGGCGATCGCTCCCCAGAGGTAGCGGTTGACGGCTCGGGAGAGGTCAGCGTTCCAGATGCGGATGAGTACGCCGGTCAGGATGGCGACGTCGACGACGAGTGGGTAGAGGCCGGCGATCGCGGGGTTGATGCCGGATCCGTCGGCGAGGGTGACCTGCGCGTCGAAGGAGAGGGCGAAGGCGGATCCGCCGACGACGGTGACGAGGAGGGAGAGGACGATGCGCTTGAAGTACTTCATGAGCGAGGGTCTGCTTTCGTTAGGCTGCGGGGATGAGTGAGACTGTTGCAATTTCCTTGATCACGGCGTCGGCCGGATTCTTCGGAGCGCTGCTCGGCGCGGTATCGGCTGTGTTCGGACCGTGGTGGCTGCGTCGGTCGGATCGACTGGCCGAGGCGTCGGCGACGCGGGCGGAGGAGCGGCGCGTGGCGATCGTCGAGTGGATCGACGCTCATGTGTATTTGAACCTGTACCCGAATAGGGACCCCGGCGATCCAGAGCTCCTGAGCCGCACGCAGCGCGTGAACTCGGCTACGACGACTCTCACCTCGCGACTGACTGCGAAGGAAGAAGCTCTTGTGGACTGGCTCGCCGGACTGTCGGGCGCGGCCGACAAGTATCACGGGCAGGACTACTTGAACTTCTTGAGCGTCGGCTCGCAATTGCTCCTCTCCTGGCACCGCGGCACGAAGAAGCTCTCCGACATGAAGCCGTTCACTATGAAGACCACCGGAGGAGGGATTGTGATCGAGCTCGACGACGCGGAGGAATGGGACCTCTAGCGCCAGGTCGGCGGTCACGACGCGGGCTCCTGGTCCTTGGGTCGGGCCGGGCGGCGAGCCAGGAAGCCGGCGTCGAAGAGCTCTTCGGCGAGGTGGTCGTCCCACCCGGGTTCCATGGACCCTTCCGACCAGCGGCCGCACACACAGGAACTGAAGTTGTCGGGGCTCTGCGCCGCTGACGCAGGGTCGATCGAGTGCGCTGACATCAGCTCGGCGACGCGCACGACGAGCAGCTCGCCCTGATCCATGTGAGAGAGCCACGGATCCGGTGTGAGCGTCGGCGGCTGCAGCAGGTCGACCAGGTCCAGCAGTGCGGTGACGTCGTGGCGTGCGTGTGCGATGAACTCTGCGTCGACGCGGGAGTTGGGCGAGACCCGCCCGTAGTACGAGACCGTGACGATGCCCTCTCCGTTCGGGCGGCCGTCACGGCGCATGCCGTACACGTACTCGTTGTCGCTTTCGCGCCACCATGGGCCGGGCGTTGCTGCGTCCGCTCGAGTGCGGATTGCGGTGAGGTCGAGGTCGGTCACTTCTTCGCTCCTGTGTTCGTCCAGCGGCGGGTGCCGTCGGTGTGTTCGGTGTAGGACCATTCGTCGGCGAGGAGAGCCGTGACGATGCCGATGGGCAGCCCGGTGAGCGTAGAGACACGCCTGACGATCGCCGAGTTCTCGCCGCGGCCTTGGGGGGTGAACTGGATGACGAGCGACGGGTCAGCCTCGGCGAGCGCGGGAGTTGTTTCGCCGGCGGTGGTGACGGAACGGGCGGTCACTCGGGATCTCCGATCAGCTCGACGGAGGCGATCGCGAATCGTTCGCGGCGGCCGACGGACGCTGTCTGTGCCCGCTCAGCGGCCATGGCTTCTTCTGCGTCCGACGCCGAACGGTGGAGCTCGTCCACGAGACGCGGTTGACCGCTCGCCTGGTTGTACTCGATGACGACGTAGCCGAGGTCGGTCATGATTCGATCCCTTCGAGGGGCGTCTCGGCGGGGTCGCTGGGAGCGTCGATCTCCCAGCGGATGGTGAACTCGATGGCGGCGGCACCGTGCTCGCGGTCGAGGGTGAAGTTGTAGTACGGGCCGTCGATGCTGTCGAAGCTGACGATGTCGCGGCGCATCCACGTGGTCTTGTGGTCGCCCAAGCGCGGGTAGTCGTTGTCGCCCATCTCGAGCCAGTAGCGGCGAGCCTCCTCGGCGGCCACCGTCCGGGCGCGGTCGACGTCGTGCGTTCCGAGCACCATTACGGCTTCCGGGGCGTCATCCTCCGGGCCGATCAAGACGGCCCGGATGGTGCGCGGCGTGTACACGGTGCCGTTGTCGCGGGTGACGGACGGGAGGAGCGATGCCACGGCGGCGTCGAACCGTTCGAGCATGGGATCGTTGAGGCAGTCACGACAGAGCTTCATCACCCAGGGCGGGTTGCCCTTCTCCACGACCTCACTGCCGGGGAAGGCGACCGCGCGGTAGTAGAACTCGCCGGCGTTGATGGCGCGTTGGTTGCACCGGTAGCCCTCGCAGTAGTGCGTCGTGCGGGCCCGGACCACGGACCCGTCGTTGCCGTATCGGTCGCGCTCGAGCTTGATCATGAGGTGGGCTCCTGTGTCGGGTCGATGGCGGCGGCTTCGTGCTCGAGTGCTTCTGCTTTCCACTTGTCGCGGAGGACACCGAGGGCGTCGTAGAGGGCGCTCGTCATGGCGGCGTCGAGCTTGTGCTCCACGCGGGTTGCGGTGTCATTGCGGCTGCCGAAGATGAAGCTGCTGCGCTTCGCGGGCAGGTTCACGTCAACCTCCACGGCGACGGGCGTGCCGAGCCGGATGTGGACTCGCATCATCTCGGCGGCGCTGGACTCACGGTGAAGGCGGTCGGCGGCCGAGAGATGTGCGCGGACCTCGGCGAGGCGGGTGGGTGAGTCGATCATGCGGTGGGCCTTTCAGATTGCGGGGAGGTTGAGCTGGCACTCGAGACGAGAGCAGCCGTGGGTGCGCGTGTAGCAGCGCTGATAGTGGCCGTGTTGGGCTTCGACGTTGGGGCAGTCGAGGTCGAGGCATTCGAGTGAGTCGTCTTGGTGTTGGATGAGCCGACCGGGGCAGGAGAGGGTGAGCTTCGGTATGAGGCCGG